GTATATTTGAATGTTCCATAGCCTTTAAGGTCTTCTGATACACCTTGATAATCGTAAGAAATACTAAGCGCATCAACCGATTTGCTAGCAGCTATTCCTCTTGGCATTGCCGACGAAATAAGGGCAGCTGAACCAGGAACTTCATTTTGTACCTGAAGGTAAAGTGTAGCCAAATGCGCTACATAAAGGCACATACAATATTTCCACATTGTTTTGAACCGGCGTTCCTTTATTGAATGGTCAGCAATGTTAATAAACATTGAGATGATATAATCAGGAATTTCTACACCGTTATCACAATCATGGAACTTTGGAAATGTTTTGTAGAAGTCTACAGCCGAAAACGGAGGATTATCCTCTGTAAATACATTGGAGGCCCCAGCAGTGGTAAATACCTCCTGAATATATGCCGAGTTATTATAACCAAGCATTGAAATAAAATCCATTGTGGGGCCTCCTTTGTATTCACAAATTACATAGCTTCACGAATCAGCTTCTTAAGCTTCTTCTTACCGATGCCATCAGGAACTTCGATGCCAAGCTCTTCAGCCTTTTCGAGGAGTTCTTCAACGGTCAGGTTAGCAAGTTCATCAACTTCACCAGAACCGCTAAGATTATCCTCAGAAGCATCTTCTACCTTAGGGTCAGTAACTACCTTAGTAGCTGTTACGGATGCAACAGGAGTTGTTCTGACGTTACTGACAACCATCAGAAGGCCAAGCTCATGTGCCTTGATGAACAACGGGTCATTCATGAACCGCTCCGGCATCATCATGGTTACATTGGGAGTTGTAACAAACCGATCAAATGAACCATCTCTCATGAGGCCTGCACCAAACTGAAATCTACGAGTTGCGATAATAGCGACTTCAGACATATTTATCAACCTTTCTGTTTATAAGTTTGTTTAGATACCGTCGTAATAACGAGCGGGCTGCCAATACAGGAACTTCGCCTGGCCCATCTGAGCAGCATAAATAGTGATGTAAGCAAACTGCAGAGCAACCGGTTGAGTCATCACACGAGTCAGAGGAACGGGCAGATCGAAGTACAGGAAGTCGTCATTGTTGACGTAAACCACCATACGGTTGGAACCATCAACGCCAGCACCTTTACACCAACGAGAGGGATAAATGGAAAGGTCTCTACCCTGGTTAACTGCCAGGTTGTTCTTCAGCAGATAATTCAGGATGTTCTCGTCGCCAGAAGTACCAATACGAGTTGAAACGATGTAAGCATAATCCTCAGGAGCAATCAGAATGTGGTTGGGAATAGCATTCTCGTCGTACTCAGCAGCCTCCCAAGCCTCGGTGATAGCCTTATTGACGTCCCACAGGATTTCATCAACGGTCTTATCCTTCCACTTGCGGGAAGTACCAGCTTCGTTGTTGTCAACATAAGAGGTAACCAGATTGGGGTCGTTAATAATACCAGTGACGCCAACGGAATCGATACCCTTATAAACCAGTTCATCAATGGACTTATTGTAGTTCAGCCGAATGCCCTTATCCAACAGAGTGTCCAGAGAACGGCCAATTGTCTGCAACTTCTGGTTATCAACGAAGGGAATCTTCATGGCCTGCGCCCAGCTGAACACCTTGAAGATGTCCTTATTGACGTTAGCCTGCATCAGAGGAATGTTGTCTGTCTGACCAGCAATCAGACCGGACTTATTAGCACCAGTTGTCGCATAGTCAACGTTGTAAGTGGAAGTGAAGTCCACCCAGCCGCCACCGGTCTTAGCAACAATATCACGCTGCCAAGTTACTGAAGTAAGCGGCTCGCGAATCTTGGGGTCTCTCTTTTCGAGTTCACCCTCTAGGAAAGCCATACCCTGAGCAATACCAGCAGCATCGCGGGTAGCCATAGCAGCACCCATACCGTTGCCGAGAGAACTATCACTCAGAACTGACATCTTATCTGCACCGCCAAAGGCGATACCGGTAGAAGAAAAATCTCTAGTAATCATCTATATACCTCCTTACGCCTTATTACGGGTCAGAACGGTTACCTCAGCAACCTTATCTGCATTCATGTTACCAGTAGTCCACTGAACATTGGTGAGAGCAACTGTCTTACCAGCGTCTTCAGAAGCTTCAAAGCCGCCAACCACGGCAGTGGGATAAGTGTCGTTCGCAACAGTACGAACATAAACTGTACCACCAGCGGTAGGTGTACCTCTCTGACAAAGCACTGTACACTGACCACGAGTCAGAACATCAACCACAGAGTTAGCGGCATAACCAGGAGTCTCCTGAGGATCATATACATTAGCCTGAACAACCTCACGAACAGCGATACCAGCGAACTGGGGAGCTGTAAAGGCAGTGCCGCTTGTGATGCTATCAGCAACACCGAGATATTTATTCTCAGCTGCTACCAGAACAACGGGTTCACCGAACTTAATGAGCTTCTTAGCAATACGGCCCTGGACGATAGCGTCAGCAGAAGCTGAAACAGTACCAACGTAGCCAGTATTCATCTTAATACCAATTACCTTACCCGGCATATTATTTACCCTCCTTCATATAGTGCGGATTAAACCGCTTAGCAATATCCATACCATGGTCGTAGTCAGCATCGGAAACGATCGGTTTAGAGTCGTTAGCATTCTTACCATTGTTACCAATAGCAGACTGAATATCAGCATAAGTAGAAGTAGTGGTCATATTCATACGAGCCATCTTCACAAATGCATCAGTTGCCTTCTTACGAGCAATTGGATCTTCGATAGCAGCCAAGACAGGCTTCATATCACGGATAGCCTTTTTAACCTCTTCAGCAGAATCCTTAGCATCAATCTTCTCGGGGTCGATGGTAACGGATTCCTCATCGCTGGGGTCTTCGTCCTTTTCCTCTTCATTCTCGAGTTCAGCTTCGAGTTCATCCAGAGCTTTTGTTGAAGCGTCCTTAATACCGTAAGCAGCGAGCGCGCGATTCAGAGCATCGGAAACCTTTTTCTCAATCTTCTCTTCGAGGTCCTCATCCTTGCACTCATCTTTGGTCTCGGTCTCTTCAACCTCAGTCTCTTTAATTTCCTCGTCCTCAGCCTTAGCGACTTCCTCCGCCATTTCACAAGCAGCATCAACAACCTCTTCGGAAACGGTGGATTCATCCATTGACTTAAGCTTCAGAAGGAAATTCTTAATTGCATCTTTGGTTGTCATTTTATTCCTCCTTAATTTATAGCAAATTCAGAATAGCTTTATTTAGCTTATTCCTTTTACTAACAGAAAAAGCAGGCATCTCAGAATCACGAATAGCAACCTTGTGTCCTGCTCTGCCTGCGTTTACAAGCGATACATGATTACCGATAATATTACGTTGGAATGTTTTTCCATCCTTAGTAATATATTCACAATCGTAACCACTTGAAACTTCTCTTTTTACACCGGACTCAATTTCGTTAATTGTTACCGGGTCTCTAACCAAAATATCAGCTACGAGGCAATCGCTAAATTCACCTTTACCTCTCCTGACATTTGAAACCTCACCTTTTGAGTACATGCTCCAATTATCTGAAGTCACATCTTCGTTTGGATGATTATCTGTGAACGCCTTCCCTTCAAATGAAGCGATGGTTCTCTGATCGAATAGTTCATCGTCGGTTCTAAATACCGAAACGATATTGTTTCCTTCTTGACCTATTTCGCATGAAAGATATTTATATTCACCTGTTCGACCGATTGGAACATTGTGGCATATAAGGAATCCTTCAGGCGTTTTGGTCATATTATCGGATATTTTAGAACCGTAATATGCCTTTGCCATACGTCCACCACCTTTTAGGCGTAAACGCCACGCTGACAATAAATAGAAATACCATCAGTGAAGAATCTGTAAACCAGAGTCATACCGTTAGCTTTTGTAATTGTTCCATTATAAAGTGTTGTATTAGCGGGAAGAATTACCTGAAGCTGTTTCTCTGCAGCATTAGCAGCAACGATGGTATACATCTTACCATTGACCATGTTATTGAAATCTTTAATTTCAAGGTCAGCTGTTTCTGCCTGAAGGTTAATATGAAGATTCGTTACGCCTCTGAGGTCATAACCTTCTTCAACCTTCATATCTTCAGGATCTACTTCATATACTATCTTCTGAGCATTGGGGTCGAAACCACAATCTGCTTTAACAAGATTAGCCATTATATACCTCCTTATGCAAGAAATGTTTTATAGACTTTACCCATCTGAGTAATTACTACTCGTTTATCACCATATTTCTTGAGAAGAGCTTTTGCATATTCATCAAGTTCTTTTTCAGAAAACTGTTTTGTTCCTTCTACCTTTTCAGATGGATAAAACTTAAGCTGATAAAAATTACTATCAAGAGATTTAATAGCTTTATCAAGTTTATCAGTGGCCTTCATATCTCTCACCTTTCTTATGTCTCTTATTTCAAGATTCTTATCGTTCCAATATCTTCTTTCGAGTTCTTTTATCTTTTTATCAACATCTGATTCTGTAGTCTTTATAAATTCTCTTGACTTAGAATCGTTCTTTTTATTGATCAAAAGATATTCAATTGTTACCGGTTGATTTACAATATCGTCAATTTCATGTTGTGCTTCTCTCGAAGTTTCAGCTGTTGAAATCAATTTACCATTTTTGTAAATACCAAATGCATTTCTTTGGAGGTGACCATCATTCTTGATGGACTCTATTTTGTAACCTTTGTACTCCATAGCTTACCTCCTTTCCCTAAAAGTATTATATACCATTCATTTGAAAAAGTAAATACTTTTTAATAAATTTTTTCAAATTGCTGTCTTGACATCATTTGTATTTTACCTAAGTAATATACCTTATGAGGCCATCTAACATCTGAAACTTCAAGTAAGGGTTCAGGATAGCATCTGCAGTTATATATTTCTCCTGCATGATAGTAAGCATTACCTTTAGCTGGAGGGAGGTTAGTTAACAGCTCAGGACTTGGCGGCGAGTTCCACGGTATAATAACATCGTCCATTGTTCTGTGGCTATCACGAACTCTTTGGTCTTCCTCTGTTCTCCATACATACCAGTTAACTCCTAAGTTAGCTGATCGAGACCTTGTAATAGCTGTTTGCGTTTTTGATACCTCAGTTCGAGCAATCAGCTTAGCTGAAGCTCTTGAGTATTCCCTTGTAAACTGAGTTATCTCTTTTGCCAATGTTGTAGCGCGTTTACCTGAAATGGTTCCTTCGTATATCTTTCTTGTTACCTTACGAGAAACATCTAATGGTAATGTGCTTATTATTTGAGCATTTCTTTCTATTTGTTCTGCTATTGATTGGTCCAAACCTGAATTGATATTCTGAACTAAAGCTTTATATACCAACCGAGATTTTGTAGACCTTCTAGCGGCTTGCCTCCATGTTTGAGCATTTATGTTAGCTACTGGAGTCACCATTCTTTTCGAAGCTAGATAACAATACCTTTTGAATGATTTAGTTGAGGAATAATCTGAAGCATATTGGTTAAACTTATCGATATCTCCTTTTGCCTTTTTTGCTAGCTTTACCAATGAATGAACCAGCTGATAAAGTATTGAACGATAATTGGCTTCTATTCCTTTTGACCTATCCCAAAATGTATATTTCATTATCGTTTACCAAATAGTTTAGCAAAACCTTTCTTAGGTTTATCCTCTTCTTCATCATCTACTTCGTTCTCTGATTCTTGAAGGCTTTTTGCCATTTCTTCTTCTTCAGCCTTTTTCTTCTTATCTTCCTCAACAGCTTCATCTATCATTTCGTCAGTGATATTACTCCACATTGAAACACGTTTCTGCTGTTGTCTGAGTTCTTTAAGGGCTGTAGCTTTATCAATCAAACCAGACTGGAAAGCTTCCATGATAGGCTGGAATGACTTCTGAGCAAGGTCTGCCTGTTCCTCATCGGTATTTCTACGAATAGGACTAAATACCAATTCCCAATCATCAGGAATAGAACCAATAGCAGACATTGTGATGATTTTCATCAGCTTTTCAAGGGGCTGTCTCAAATGCGATTCCTGTTTTTCCTGAATCATATCATAATAATTCTGAAGGTCAGCTTCACCTGTTGAATTCATACCAGCAGGAGCTCTACCAAAAAGCTTTGTTACAGGAATCTCTGCGGCACCAGCAATATCAAGCATGAATGACTCATAAATATCATTGATACCTGTAAATGTGTAACCTTCCATTTTGAAGTCATCTTCTTGACTCATTACCAACGAACCGGTATTGCACATCAGCTGGTTTTGTGCCTGCATTGTACGATATACTTCTGCCATAGCATCTTGATCGCCAAGAGTGATCGCCTGACCAAGGTCTTGAATCTTATATACTCGAATACAAGCGAGAAAAATCAAATAAGCGATATTGGCTGAAGTATTATCGCGTTTCATCAATTCTGTAAATACATGTTCAATCTCTGAAGCTCCCCAATATGTTTCAGCCAACTTTTCATAATAGGGAAGGTCACGACCTGTAAAACGAATTACTCTTGAATGATGAACTCTATATGATTTTTGTGTTACCTGATCTGCAATGTCATAATAAAGAGGTTCACCGAAATCTACATCATCAATATCTGTTACCAATTCAAGTGAAGGACTAATGCCAGACCATCTATCAATAACCATACAGCCTTTATAGCTATCAGGCATGACCGTTTCATAGTCCAATTCTTTTTCCAAATCATTCTGACCAGAAATCAACGGAATAAGAACGCAGCCACCATATAGACGAGACCACTTAAGAGCATCCAGGATTTTAAGCCTTGTTCTTGTCCTTGTATATACAGACATGATTTTATCAATCTGCTCAGGTTCGATCTGCGATTGGATTTCAAAACCATTCTTCAGCATTTCCTGAGCAGGTTTATCTACAATACCTGTAGCAATCCAATTGTTTCTATAAAGAGCATTAAGGGTTCCGTAATCCCATGTCATACGAGTAAGATGATAACTACCCTTTTGAGAGAGATTAGTAGAACCCAGCCCTAAATTGGCCATCATATTTGAGAATGTATCTTTTGTTTTATTATCTGAGGTTTTTACCACGTTCTTTTCATCAGCCATTGATTAACCTCTCCAGTTTGTAATTATTTTCCTTTGCCCAATATCTCATGAATTCCTCGATTTTGTTTTTAGCATCTGGTGTAATAAATTTTTCGTTATCTACTTCAACCATAGCGTCATATATATCTGACATAATATCTTTTACTGAATATATTGCTGTTTTCAAATCATATTCAGCCATATTTGTTTCTTGCCACCCAACCAAATCAGCTGCAAGGTTTGGATTTTCCATTATTTCGCCAAACTCCAAAGCCAGTTCTGTTACATAGTCAGCCTGATTGGAACATTCGTCATAGTATTCTCCAACAATTTCATGAATTGTAAAGAAGAAAGGACCAACGGCATGCGTGTGAATATGTTTCAAATCATTTGCTGCACATATCAATTTGTAAGCTAGATTGGTATACACTTCCTATCACCTCATTATAAGCTTCAATATATTTAGATGAACCTTCTTTGCAATATAGGCCACAAATATTTGGATTATTCAAACATACATCTTTGCATACTTCATTGTATTTACAATGCTTACAACATGGAGGAAATTTTAGTTTACTACTAAAGTTTGGGCAGCCATCATATAGCAAACATATAGGTGTATTATTTTCTGTATCAAGGTCTGATGTTTTTATTGTTGGTGCATCTTTTTCTGTCATTTCTACAGATAAACCTTGTGATTCATATTTGCCATTCTTTATTTTGGCAATTCTATCTCTAAGAGCCTTTTCACTACAAAATGCACCTTTTTCTACAGCTTCCTTTGCTGTACCCGAAAATAAAACCTCTCCATCTCTATCTTTTATCGTATAAACTTTAACTTTTCCATTTGCATACGACGTTTTACGATTTCGCATTATATATGACACCCACATTTCTCTGGTCTATTTTTACAATGCTCGTAGCATCCATCTCTAAATACACATTCAAAACAGCATGGCGTTTCTGAACCTGGATAATATCTTTTACAACCTGCGCATAAGAAGCATTGTGTAACTTCCAAATTATTTTGATAACATTCATCAAATGGATATTGTGTTTTAATTAACTTACCATCAACAAATGTTTGAGCTACCATTCTGAAAGCTGCTTGACTTACTGATATACCTTTTGTTACAGCGTCATCAGCTGTTCCTGAAAATTTAATCTGCCCTTTTCTGTTTATGAGAGTGAAATAACGTTTTCTTTGACTCATCTCTATTTAGCACCTCTACTAAAAATAAAGAGCGGAATTTCACCACTCTAGTTATTGGAGCTGATAATAGGACTCGAACCTACAACCTGCTGATTACAAATCAGCTGCTCTACCATTGAGCCATATCAGCATTAAATGTGAGTTTTATTTCATCGTGACCTCAACCAAATGCCGCCCAACATCGGTTTATGGTACTCACCACGAATCACCGATCAAAAGGAGATGAAAGGAGAATACACCATGAACTCTGCATTAGATGGTGTTGGAGGAAGGTGTGGGATTCGAACCCACGGAAGTTTTACCTTCTTCAGTTTTCAAGACTGATGCTATAGGCCACTCAGCCAACCTTCCATTTTGGAACCGAGCTCTTTTCAGGCAACCTTTGTTCGGTACTCGGTAATGAGCCATCATTCAGGAAGAAACAAGAAGTGGGAAGTCTGTATGGTCAATGCCCAACCATTAGACCACAATATGATTATATCACATATTATGTGATTTGTAAACTATTTATTGCAATGTTTACAATTTTGTAATAATTATATTCATTGACTTTATTCTGAATTTGTTCATATAGTTCTTCAATGGCTTGAGTCCATTCTTCACGACCATTGTAATGAACACATATATCTGCTATTTCATAACCTTCGAAATATTTACCATCAGGTGTAAGATAGTGTTCTTTTAGCTGTTTACATACATATCTGATACATTCGTCTTTACTTTCAAACCGCATATATGTTCCATCTGAATTAGTCCAGCCAAATAGATTATTAAATTCATTGGCTGCATAGCTTGTATTCCAGCCTGATTCTAATGCTGCTATTGAAGCTACCAATATTGGATCGATTCCATTTACTCCAGAATAAACCAGGATTGCGTCTGAGACATCTTTCAAATTGCCTATTAAACTATATGAAAATTGGTCTGAAGTTATCCAGGGAACATCCTTGCTTTCCTGGGGAAGTTCTTGAATACCTTGTTGAACTTCATATGCATGGGCTATCATGCAAAATGCAATTAGCATAATAATTACTGCAAGCATAAGCTTACTTCCTATTCGTTGCATTTTGGTTAATCTCCTCTCTGACTATTTTCAGAGCATTGATTAACCCTGAAACAAACTCAAAACCTATTGCATAGCTTTCTGTTCTTATTTGGCCATTTGATTCAAACGATACTACAATATTACAACTGCTTGATTTACAGTTCATATCAATTGTGATATTATTTGCCTTTATTCTCTTCGTAAGTACTTCTGTTTCATATTGAGGAACCATAGCATCAAACTTAGCTTTTTCAATGGCCTTCGTTTCATTAAGCGTTTTGAGCTTATGAGATGCTGATCGAGATTTCCTTCTAAGTTCTTCGGGCATGCCACCAAGATAATTGTAAACTGTACTTCTATCAATTCCGAGGCATTCAGCTATTTCATTATTTGTCATGCCTTGCTCTCTCATTGTGAGAAGTTCTGTTTTGTCTACCATAATACGACACATCTGTTTATACTTCCTTTCTATTTATATTCTGATTTTTACTTATCACTCTATTTCCTGCTCCCAAAACTTGTGGCGACAGTCAGAGCATATTAGTGTCGTACATTCCCCATGTCTGCTCCTGCGTTCAGCGGAAACCACCATCGGACATAGCATCAAGCACCCACTTTTATCAACTTCCACGCCGGGCCACTGTTCCATGAACACATCCTGCCTTGTCTTTTTCTGTTTCTTCGGGTGTTTCTTCGACCATTTCTCAACCATAGCAACTTGCTTTTTAGCGTCCAGCGTTGATGCAATACTAACTGCGCAATAATACTCATCATCGCAAGCATTAAAGGCAGGACAACCTTTACAATTGCCATAGCTTTGGCACATTCTTTTACGTTCTTCAATAAACTTCACAGCATCCATTTTATTTATCCTCCTCTGTTTGGCTTTTAGCCTTCTGTGATTGTATTATATCATATCGTTTCCCGTTTGTAAATAGGCTTATTCATAAATTTGCAATTTATTTTGGCCTTTTAACCATGGATATATCTCTCTTTCCCTTATAAATGTTTTTACCAAATATCTGAGAGCGTCGCATGCATGGTCATTCTGTTTAATTGGCTGTTCTTTTCCTAACTGATCAGCTTTCTTTGTGTCCCACATATATGTTCCTAATTCTTTCATGAGATTAGGACACTTCTCTGCATTTATTTTAATCAAACCATTATGTAGCATCGTATATACCAGTTTGATTCCTGTTTGTACATCATTATCTGCTTGTGAAACCTTTATACCTGATTGCCTTGCAGCTGTTATAAATGATTTAGCGCTGGGGTCGATAGCAATTGATTTATATCGTTGACCCTCATTAAAATCGAAAAAATCAGCCACATATTGCTGATCAGATTTTGCATTATATTCATTTCGTCCTGAATAATAATATTCCTTTGTTATATATAGTGTAGGCACATTGCTCATTTCTCTATCAATAAAACCTTCAAGATATACATGAGGATTTGCTGTGCCATAGTCGCATCCATAATATGCATATCCATCTTCCTCTAAATATTTGGGCAATGTAGTAAATGTGTTCTTTTCATTATCAAAGCAATCATAAATAATGCCATCAACATTTACCCAATTACCAAGAATAAATCTTAAGTAATATACGCCTGAATATATACTTTCATATCGTTCTATGATTTCTTTACTTAGTGATGGATTATCATGCAATGTAAAGTGTAAATGCAGTAGCTTCTTTTCATCCGCTTTATCCAGTTCTTCTATTTTGAACCAATGCATTGGACTTTCAGGGTTACAATTAAACCAGTATTTAGAGCCTGTTACCGAACATCGACCCATACATTGTTCTACAAAGCTTCTTGGCATCAATGCTACTTCATCTAAGAATATGCCTGCCAATGTCATACCTTGTACATAATCCTGGCTTCTTTCATCTCTGCCACCAAATACATAAAAGTAATTCTCTACATTTCCTTTTCTTACAATTAGTAGATTATCACTTCTATTATCTGATACAGTATATCCTCTATATTTAAGCCTTTCCTTTAGATCAGTTATTACATTCCTTCGTACTGCTCCTACACTTTTACCAGCTATTACAAAGTTGTGTCTATCATATGTAGTCATTGCCCAGAATAAAAATGACAGAGACATGACTAAAGTCTTCCCAGATCTGATAGATCCATCGCAAATGATGCCGTTATGATTTTTATAAGGTGAATTAGGTAACCACCATGTTAATAGCTTTAATTGTTTATTTGAGAATTCACAGTACTTATCCATAAATATCTTAGATTCCTTTATTCTTTTACTGGATTCTTGATAGTTTTATCAGAATGTTTTTCGATATATGTTTCTGCGTCATGGTATGTTTTACATTGCCTTGAGTTACAATATATATTATCACAATTATATGTATCTGTACATTTATTATTTCGCATACCACAATTCATTTTACTGCAATACATGTTTTTGCTTCTCCTTTTCTTTAAGCCAGTTTATTAGCGATTGCTGTTGGCTCAAAATTTTATTTGCATCTTTTAATGAAATTGCTGGAGTAAGCTCAATTCCTATTTCTTTAGATAATCGTTCTATTTCTTCTGCATTTTGTTTTAGTCTCCATATGAAGAAATCTATTGTCATGTTTTATTCTGCCTCACTCAACCAGAATTCTTTTTCACATTTTCTACAATCATTATCATATTTACCAAATAAAGTGCATGTTCCAAGTTCATCTGTATATGTTCTATAATGCATAGAAACTATTCTAGGACACATATTGATAAATCCATTTTCGCGTTTTACTTCTGGAAATACTTTCCGAAATCTATCTTGATTTGTTTCAATGGGATATTCTTTAGCATACTTCTCTACAGCTTCTACCGCTTTATCTGGAATACATGAATCGAATTGAAAATTAGCAATGCATATTTCATCTTCTTCTGTTAAAGCAGGGCATCCCTGACAAAAAGCGTGTTTTTGATTTTCTACTCCATATTGAGCACACATCTTTTTAGCATACTTCATAAATTCCAAAGCATCCATTTTATTTACTCCTTTCTCATAAATGTAGCATAAACTACTTTTTTATGATTTGAATCTAAATCGCATCCCCAAGATTTATTGCATCTCTTACAATGTAATTGATACATGATTTCTACTCTGTCTGCAGGTAGTGTAAATATATCTGAGAGCTTACCAGTTTCGTCTACTTCATATTCGAAGTAATTACAAAAGTGAGAATGCATTACCATTTCCATTCCACAAATTGGGCATTTGTTAATTTCCATTCTGTTTACCTCTCAATATACAATATTTATTTCTTTACCATTTAGAGTCGAATAAATTATATTAGATACTGTAAGACTATCCATTAAAAATCCTGCGCAATCAACTCCGTATGTATCTTTTACGTATTTTGTAAGATTATTGAGAGCTTTATCTGCTTTATAAATATTAACTTGATATTTATCATCTATAGCATTGATATATAGAAAAACCATATAACAACCAGATTCTTCATCATAACCACATTCGAGAAGATTTAATCCGAGCTGATTCCACATTAAATCGTTGATTTCTTTTACTGTTTCAACGTCTGGTTTAATATTTATTTCTACTTGTTCAATTTCATTTTTCTGAACTTCTGTTTCTGTTTGATTAACTGCTCCAACATCTGGATTGTTAGCGTCATTATACGTTCCTGTCACTGCATTTCCAAACATTAAGATAAGAACAATTATTACTACAATTCCACATGCCGTCAATACTCTATTTTTCATTTCTGTTTACTCCTTTTCTGTTTAGGCTTAAATTCTGTACATTTCCTTTCTATTTCTATTCCCTTATCTGTCATAACATACCATTTGATAGGACAATGATGTTTGTATTTAGTTAATAATTCGTCTTTTATTAAGTTTCTGCATCTTTTACAGCAGATTGCTCCCATCTAAATCCAACTCCATTTGCTGTATTTATCATTGTTTTGATGACATCTTTTTTCATTGATTCTTCATCAAGTGTTTTTATGATAACTCTTTGGCTTCCTATTGATGTTTGACAGCTGAAAATATTATTTCCTTTCCATCTATAAAACATACAACATAGATTCTTTTTGTAGATTAGCTTAAATATTTTAATTATGATTTCCATATTTATTGTATTTTTCTATTACCGCAATATCGTATTCTGCTGTCCTCTTTTTATTCTCCATCCATGGAGGTGTATCTTCTTCTTTAGCAGCTTTAAGTAATACAAGAAGTTTTTCTTTTATTTCATCTGCATATTTTATGTCAAGCTTTTTATATGGAATTTCAAAACTACATTGAGAGAAGTTTTTTGATGCCATTACGACGACCTTTTCATTTTGTTTTGTTCCATAAATCGATAGATATATTCCATTCTTAAAGACGAAGGTGAGAATTTTAAGTAATATTTTCATCTTTCATTACCTCGTCTGAATATTTATATCGATATGGAATAGGATTCTTCATTTCAAAACCACATGATGGGCAAAAATTCCACTTCATATCTGAGATAGCTTTGCAATTTGAACAATGAGGTAAATATACTTCTTGCTTACCTCTATAACTGGGTGAAATCCATTTAGCTTCCATAATTCCTCCACTTTACCACGTCAGCCAGGATTAAGCAGGTTGAACTTTAATATGTAGCTTGATAATTTATATTAGTTATATATTCTAATTCAACCTGGTTTATCCTGGCTGTTCTGATGTTACTTCAGAAGTAATACTCCAAATACGAATATTCCCATTACTACGAATGCCAGAAGAACTGTAAGAAGTTCCTTTATGAATTCGATTTTATCATTTGTAGATGTAGTCTTTTTCAATGTCCTTTCTCCTCTCTTTATCCTCTCGGATTGTCTGTTTAAGTTTTGAGCATCCATATGAACAAACCTTTCTGTTTCTTTTTCCATCTATATCTACTGTGTATTTCCAACCTGTTCTCGGATAAAAGTATTTACCACATATTGGGCATTCAATCATCTTTAGCATATTGTCACCATTAAATGTGAAAAACCATATCTATAATTTGGACCTGAACAATCATATCTACGATTGTTATAAATAAATGGTTTTCCATTATTTATTTTCTTAAATACTTCAGCCTGTTTATTTGTGATTAGAGTTGTTCCTTTAGTAAATGAATTTAGAAAGTTTTAGTCCATTCATTGAGTTCATTAAATTCTTTACAATTTTTAAGAGATTGTTTGTTTTCAAGTTCTCCTAAAATTTTAGTTAAAACCTGAATTGATTTATTAAGTTGATCAAAGTCTTCATCGGAAATAGATTCGTCATCAAGAATATTATCTATTTCTTTTATTACGGCTTTAATGCTTTCTACATTCATGCCTATTTACCTCGTTTCTGTTTATTGAATCTGGTTTGCTTTCCACAATCTTATTCTACCATATTCTAAAGCGTTTGTAAATAGGTTTTTCACAAGTTTTTGATATTTTTTTAAGAATTTTCTTCTTCTATCCAGATTTCTTTAGCTTTAGAAGAAAGAGCAGCAATGAAACCATCATCTTTGTCATCTTCCTGCTTAAAGCCTTGAGCCTTCTTCTTCATCTCAAGTTCTTCCTTCATAAGCTTCAGTTTTTGTTCTTCAACTCGCTGTTTCCAATCTTTTGGCATATAATCTACATATTTAATGAGATTATCCAAAGCTTTCATCTTATCATGAAGCTCGATAGAAATACCATCGCGACCAGATTTAATGCTTTTAACAAGCTGACCATCCATTTCATTTGCTGGTTTAAGAGAAATAGAATGAGGATAAATATTGACGAAATCTGTAATGTCAGAAAAAGCAATTCTTGCCCATTCATCAATAATATCGCCTGCAGCAATCATCTGGCGGTTAATGATTCTAACCTTAAGCCATGCAATATAAATTCTACATTGCTCATTATTCTTCAAACCCATGTAACCACTGGCTGTGTTTGAAACATCATATCCAGCTTTTATTGCTGCAATTTTAGCATTTTGATTTGTGAGATAATATTCACAAAATCTCTGCTGCTTTTCATTAAGTTTGCCAACAGCTTCTTTTCTCTTCATCTTCAGAAGCTCTTCTTCGGTATATGTAACCCACTTAGGTTTGTAGCCAGCCATTTTTACACCTCATAATTTATTTATTTGCTGTTTGTGGGTTAAATAACCTATGTTTTGTATCTGATTCATTATGCCAGTTTTGCCCACCAGCTCCGAAGAACTGATGAGCAATACTGAAACAACGAATTTAATTATCAGAATCAATCCTCGTCGTCATCGTCCAGATCGAAATCATCATCGTCGTCGTCATCGTCAACGACTACGGGCTTCTTCTTCTTTTCTTCCTTCTTGGGAGCCTTCTTAGCAGGCTTCTCTTCCTTCTTAGCCTTCTTCTCCTTCTTCTTGGGAGCCTCGGTCTCTACCTCAACCTCTTCCTCATCCTCAGAAGAATTCTTGAAAGCAGCCTCAAGCTTACGAATGGTGATGTACTCAGGAAGAGTAGCCATAACCTCAACTACAGCAGAGTTACAACGAGCGAGCTTGTTAGAAATAACAGGGAAACGACGACCAATATCGGCAATTGCCTCAATATCAGTACCCTCAACGATTACCTTTGCTGCCTCTGCAGCAGTCCAATTCTTTGCCATTTGTTTGTTCTCCTTTGTTTGTTTAATAATTTGTTTGAATTTTATTCGTTTTCGTCCTGCTGCTGAATAGCTACTACGTTGAAAGCTGTTTCCTCAGCAAGAAGGGAAACCATGTTTTGAATAACTGCATAATCCTTAGTTGAAGCGAACTTCATCTTTGTTTCTGCATTTTTGGTAAACTCGATTTTATCGATTGTAAATTCACCAAGATTTGTGGGTTTTTCTCCATCGGCAAAAATACCAAGCTTAAGTGGCTTGCCTATCATTGTGAGAAATTTAACTGTGTTACTCATTTCATTTGAGGAAAACGTCATCTTCAAATCAAGAGTACCGTTTGCTTTGATTGAATGTCCAGCATAAAAACCTGTTGCTGAAACCTTTACTTTTGCCACTGTTTACTCCTTTCTTTGTAAAACTCTTCTCTCGAGTTTACATCTGATTGAATTTTTGTTTGTTTTGTTTTGATTTTCTTTGGTTTGACCTTTTCATGAAAATCACTAAATACACAGAGCTCTTTTTGATTTGCGAGAATATTCACAAAATTCTGTATATCTTCAGCATTAAGCGTAAAATAGATTTTGCCGTCTGCAAGGAACTGAGTAATGAAAACCGGGACCTTATGTTCAACTGAAGCATGATACTCAAGTTTATCAATATCAAGTCTATCAAGCCGATAAGAGTTAGCATCTGTACTTTTCAGTTGACATATGAAGTTCTCTGAAGTTCCATCCTCCTTCGCAATCCACGAAGAACCTGAACCTGAGACGGGTTTGAAACCAAGTGACTTAAGAAGTTCCTTTTCGTTTTTGAAGTAGAACTTACCAGTCCTCATGATTGACCTCGTTACCGTCATAACCGTATTTTGCCATTGCCTGACGAATCAGCTCAACAAATTGTTCATGGGACATCCGAATGAAGTTCTCAACTCTGCAACAGGAAAGCATGATTTGTGCCTGAGTGGGTTTTGAGACCAAGTCCATATGTCTAAGTTCCTCGTCTACAAAATCAACCAGAACCATGGTGTTGCTTCTCTCGTCACATTCAAACATTTTAGCTTCCTCCTCTGTTTGTATCTCTGGTCTTCCCTACATGAGCATTATATCACAAATATTTGGATTTGTAAATAGCTTTTTGAAAAGTTTTTGAAAAATATTTTTGAGGTCAACCTGAAGGGAAGGGATGGGAGAGGAAGGGGGGGTTATAGGGGGATAGAGAGGGAAGAGTAGGGAAGCTAATAATATACACTATATATACATAAGCTATATATTAGTGTAATACAGAGTAGATATAACAGAATATAGAGTAGAATAACCAATACGCTATATTTATTAAGTTTATATTATTTGTATATACAGAATAAATATACAGTTAACATTATTGTTATTCTTCTCTATGTAAATATATCTTTTCTACAGGTAAGAAACCATATAGAGATATATTAGCACTATCTGCAGCATCATCGTTATAACCAACAAATCTATTGTTATAACCTGTTATTCTTATCTGTTCTTCAAAACCTAAGTCTATGATATGTCTTACTGAAGCTATCTTTTGTGGATTATCGCAACCATCAAGAGGTTCGCAACTTGGTTTACTACTTCCTAATACTGCAGATTTCCATGCTCTTGTATCAACAGAATATGTTTTAACACCTTTCCAATAAGCTGTATCAACAATAGCAGAAACCAATCCAGCTGTAGTTGTCATGTAATTCTGAGAAAGTACAACTGTTTGAGTAAACATTCGAATCCGTTCAACTATCACAATAATCTTTTGTGGTTGATATTGTTTTAAGCATTTATCCAAACAGAAATCCAATTTATCACATACAGCTTTTCGTTTTTCTGTCTTAGATTTCAGTCCTTTGAAATCAACTGACGTAATAAATTTTATCTTTCCCCTTTGTGAAACTGTAATACCTGTTCGAGTGTAAGATTGATCGATTCCAATAACACAGAGTGGTGTACGCCATTCCTTTTTCCAGATATTGCGTTTATCAGCTCCCCGCTTTGCCACTTTTCAGCTTCACCCTTCCCATACCAATTTCAAAGCATGCATCTCTCATACTACACTCGACAGCTTTCTTTGTATCACAGTTTTTACATTTTCTTTCAGGAAGTGTACCATCATCGAGGAATTCCTTTTTACAAACCTGAATCTCTTTCAAACGGTCAACAAATGGTCTAACCTTTTCTTTATCGAATTTAACAGGAAAGCATTTGATTTCTGATGTATTTTTATTATACGCCAGGACAAATCCATTTGGATTCTTTTGAAGCCACATATAGAACATAACTTGTTTTTCACCAGACGGATGTCCTGTAGCTTTCTCCCAAGCAAACGAATTCATAGATTTAACATCACAAATCCAATCCTTATTTAATAGGTGAACATTTGCATCAATCGTGTAATTCAGATCGTATTTATCAACGTATCGCGTAACCTCTGAATCTATCATAACACCAGTTTTACGAAACACATCATAAACCTCTTCATGAATTGTATTACCATGATGAAAAATCTTACGTGTTTTAACAGGAAGCTCTTCTCCCTGATTCATTTTGAAGAACAGAGATAAAACCTGCTGTCTTAAGCAAAATTGTTCATCACTAGCAATGATAGCTGAAGCATGAAGTCCATATCTTTCTTCCCTTTGACCTTCAGCTTCCATGTATAAATTATCAATTTTCTGTCTGAGCATTTCGCCTTGTATACTTTTACCAAAGTTTTGCCCTAAAGTCTTCTTAAAGTTTGGCATGTTTTCACAACCCTTCATCAGATCAGCTAGAATATATGCAGGAATTATTTTAATATCTGAATGTTAAATTATATAAGTGAGATAAGAAAATGTCTCCCGCATCAACGTTGCTTGGCTAGAGTTAATCCTGGTCATCATCTTTAGCTTTGCCTTTACGAGACCTATTTTGCTTCATAATTTCTTGTCTGATAGCTTGAAGGTCACCAAAGGAGGTGAAGCCTCGATCGAACAAAAGAGGTATCTCGCATTCAAGATATGGGTTAGATACTTTACTCTTTACAACTCTACATTTCATTATCATTCCTATCTTTTCATTAGCTGCAGAATTAGCAGGATTCTTATTAGGAACTTCAACCCAAGCACGACGAGCAACTTTAATGCGAATTGATGAATAGAAACGAATAGCTCTTCCACCTGGTGTAGTATCTTTATCACCGAAAGCCATAACAGCACCAATATTATCTCTTACTTGATTGATAAGAATAAGTGTTGTTCCTGTCATTTCACATGTTCTAACGATAGTAGGAAGCATTTTAGCAAACAAAGCAGCTACACCACCAAGACGTAATTGGTTTTGTGCATCTTTCTCAAGCTTTTCAATATCCTCTCTTGGCTGTGTAGCAGGAACAGAATCGAGAATAATAAGAGGAATGCCAGCTTTAGCGAACTTGAGAATCTGGTTTAGAGCTTGTTCACCATAATCAGGTTGATATACCAGAAAGTTCTCTTTAGTGTTACCCATCTGTAAAGCACGTTCTGTATCAAACGTGCCTTCTGTAGGAATATAAAGAGCTTTTTCTACAAGATGAGCTAACCACAAAGCTAAAGTAGTTTTACCAGCAGATTCAGCTCCAAAGATTTCTATAATTCTACCTTGAGGAATTCCTCCGCCAATAGCGTTATCAAGGTCTTCAATTCCTGTACTCCAACGAGGAATCATTCTCACAGAGTTCTTAGAGCCAAGCTTATAAACAGAACCTTTGCCTTCTTTCTTCTCAAGGTCTGCACATAATTCGTTGATAGCTTTAAGGTCCATTATAAACTCCTCCCATACAATGAAACATTATATTTCTCAACTCTGGAAAGCCAACGTTTCTGATTGAAATCCAAAGCTCCTTCTTTTTCCAAAGCTGCTACTGTTTTGATGTTAGCTATCTTTGTAACTTCACATCTATCACAGAAGTCTTTATAATTCTTAAACTTACCATTCTTCTCTCGTTCTTCTACGATTTTAGCAGCAGCCTTTTCGCCGATACCTTTGATAGTAGAAAGTCCTTTTTGAATAACCATATCTCCATCATATTCTACGAGACCATATTCAATAGGACCATTAACATGAGGAAGAAGGATAATACAACCATCTTGAACAGCTCCGATTTCCTGTTTGATAGTTTTCTCTGGATTGTTCTCCCACTTAAGAGTTGAGTACCAGAATTCCAATGGATAATGAACTTTGAAGTACATCAGTTCTGCAGAAAGCATTGCATAAGCTACTCCATGTCCTCTGTTAAAAGAATACTGAATAAGTGAATTGAACAATGTTTCCATTTCGGATTTGCTTAAACCGTATTCTTTAGCGCCTTTATAGAATTTCTCTTGCCATTCTTTAAGGTTTTCTTGAGGAATATGTAAGTAGTCAGCTTTAACAATTTTATCTGTCGTATCAGGGTCCAGCTGACCAATCTCTTTACATATTGGCATACCTTGCTCCTGGTAAATAAGAGTACCGTAAGTTTGTTTAGTGTACTTATACCAGGGAGAAGAAGTGTCAGGAGAGATTTTAGCGTCTCTATATTTCTCATGCATCTTAAGGGACAAAGGACCAGGTCTGTTAACTGATGTAGCTACTACAATATCTTCAAAGCTATCAATTCCTATCTCTTTAGCAATATCATTAGCTGTAGGAGATTCAAACTGAAATACACTAGCGTTACCTTTTTCAAAGCCTTTCAGCATAGCTTTATCTTTGAAAATATCATAACTGAAATGCACACCACACATATCTTCAAGTTCTTTTACTTTATCTGTAGTAGAAAGACCAAGAACATCAAGCTTCAGAAGCTTAATTGTCTCCATATCATGGAGGTCAAATGATGTTCTATAGTTTCCTCCAATTCTACAAAGTCCAGCTTTAGAAATGATGTCACCATCACAAAGAATAACAGAAGAAGCGTGAGTACCAAAGAAACGAACTTTACCATAAAGCTTTATAAAGTGAATGATAATATCGTCATACAAAGAATTATATTCATCAAATCTCTTGTCGTTATAAATACCATCATCTACTGTCGATTCATTATCATCACAGTACTTTTCAAGGAACTTCTTGATTGCTCCCATTTCAGCTTTATCTTTATAATCAGCACCACAAACCTTTGCTAAATCCAATATCAAGTTCTTAATGTTATAACAACCATATGTAATTGTTTGAGCACCAGAACCAGGATATTGATCGATAATGTGCTGAATAACTTTATCTCTGTTCTTCTGAGAGAAGTCCATATCAATATCAGGGAACTTCTTTTTATCTTTTCTCAAAAATCGATCGAAGTTATTACCAAAATAAATAGGGTCGACTTTAGTGATACCAAGAGCGTAATTTACCAAAGAGTTACCAGCGGAACCGCGTCCAGGTCCAACAGCAATATCATGAGAACGAGCCCAGTTTACATATTCCTGAACAATCATGAAATAGTCCTGGAAACCATGATGTTTAATTACTGAGAATTCATGCTTAAGACGTTTCATATATTCATCAGAAGTTTTACCTTCCTCTTTAAGTGTCTTTAAGCATTTCTTCTTCATCAGCTTAAATGTTTCTTCAGGGTCATTGGTGAATTCTGGCATTTCAGTTTCGAATTCAAACCATTCTCTTGAATCGCCAACACGTTTTAAGAAAGTATCATATCCTTTAATAATGAAATTATAATCATCTTTATGATACTTCTTAATTCTCTTATACATGCATTTTTCACTTGGCATAAATCGTTCTGAATATCCATCTCCAAGTGTAGAACCTTTGATTGCATGCATCTTAAGATATGTTGGGAAATCTTCCTTCTTAATGAAATGTGAATCTGAAGTAGCGATAACTGGAATATTAAATTCTTTAGCTTTCCTGATAAGTTCATTATTGATGATTATTTGAGAATTCTCAAGTCCTTCAACTTCATTTTCACCTTGAAGCTCAATAGGCTGAATTTCAATAAAGAAGTTTTTATCAAAAATACTAAGGAATTTCTTAATAGCTTTATCTGCTTTTTCTTCATTTTGCTTCACCAAAAGCTGGGGTATATAACCACCAATACAAGCTGAAGAACATACAATTCCTTCAGAATGTTCCTTGAGGTCTTTGAAAGTAAGTTTTGGTTTATAATAATAATGCTCGTCATCATTTGCAATAGAAGTAAGCCTATTAAGATTTTTCCAACCCTCAAAGCTATTAGCAAACAAACATAAGTGGTAACTGGGTTTATCATGATTGATTTTAGGCTGAAAGTAAAATTCACATCCAAGAATTGGGATTATATCTTGCTCTGAGCATGCATTAAAATGTTTAATCAATGCTGAGATATTGCCATGGTCTGTATTACCAAGAGCAGGATAACCTAATTCTTTAGCGTACTTTGCAGCGTCTTTTACTTTTGCCATACCATCAAACAATGAAAATTCAGAGTGATGATGTATATCGTAAAAGCTCATTTATTTCTCCTTATTCGCTGAATTTCTTTTTATAATGATTGTAATACTGAGTGAACTTATTAGTAGCATTAGGAGAAGTACCATTAAGTTCAGAACGTTTTACATTATAAATGAAATCTTTTTCATTATATTCAATTACATCTGCATTTTCTTCGGGCTTATAGAGATTGGTACATTTACCAGTACGAGAAGTAGCGACCCAATGACGAGGAACTTCATCAATATCAATCAAACCTTTGAAAATGGGCATTGCTGTAATAAGTTCATCATACATCTTATAAGCAAGAACATTGTCCGTTTCTGGCTGAATCTGTCTATCAAACCTCTGATGCAAGAATGATACAAGATTCTTAAAATCAATGCTCATATAATAGAATGTTTCCAAACAACGAGGGAGAATATAACGAGCATCCATGATAGAAATCTGTCTGCTATCAACAATATCGCAGTAAAGCTGTTTAGTTTCTTCTACCAGCTTTTTATAACGTTCATACAATTCAGGAGAATTCTGAATAGCATTGGGAACCAAAGCAGCTTTATGAGTCCACCACTTATCAGCAGAGCAATCAGCAGAAAACGAAGCTGTACGAGTTCTAAGAATATGCGTTACTTCCTGGAGAGAAATACCTTCAATTAAGAATGTAAACTGCATAGTTTCCAAAGCTGTGGGTAAAGCTTTACCAGCAATGCAATCTTTAAGATACTGAATCTTTTTATCTTTACTCATATTAGCAGATTCTTCAGGAGTATCAACCCATGTAGCATCGAGGAACATACTCATATAATTGATTACATTTTCCTGGTCAGGATGGTCGAGAAGTGTTACTTTTATAGAATCCAAATTGTTCTTAAAAACTGTAGTCGGCTTTTCATCAAACCGTACGTTCATGGGAAAACCACATTCAGGGAGATTATTATTTACCGGCATTGTTTATTCCTCCTTTAATCTCTAAGAAAATCAATTACTCGTTCAATTCCATATACCTCAAGCTCTGTAAGCTTTCTGAAGCAATCATCAACTCTATCCCAAGCACCTTCAAGTATCTTTTCGAACTTCTTATTACCAAGAGAAACCTCAAGTTGAGCATATTGAATAACTGAAAGAATATCTGCCAATGTAACTACTTCATCACATACCTGACGATCATGTAAAGCGAGGCTGTCATAAAGCTGCACCAGAGAAGCAAAATGATAGGCGTTATACTTCGACTCATAATTGGTATAGAATTTCAAGATTGATGGTTCAATCATTTTGACGTTATGTGGAACGTCCGAGATCACAACCTCGTGTATATCATGAATGATAGCCTTCTCAATAATAACTCTTCTCATGTTAGCTGATACTGCAAGTTCATCACAAAGCATCATAGCAAATACAGAAACATAAAAAGAATGTTCAGCTACGTTTTCATCATGAAAGTGCATCTCATTGTTAAAGCGCTTCATAAAGCTCATTCTTTGAAGAATGTCTCTATCTTTTTTAATCAGGTATTCTCCTCTCATTGTACATTCAGTCCTTTCTCGTTTTTATTATCAAATATACCAGAATAAGCAGCATCTGTTAAATCACTACAATTTGTAAAAATACCAATACCAGATTTACCAAGCATTACATTAAAAGGATTATTTCCCAACGTTTCTGCATAATAAACGATTTCCTTTCCAATGCCATAAGCGTAACCGGCTTCCCAAATTGTGCCAATATCTTTTTCATCTGTTATTGCTATGATTCTACGAGACTTCTGGATAGCTTCGCAATTCTCTTTGAATATCTTTGTTCTTACTTCGTCTGTAGCATCAGGTGTAAGTATTCCATTTTCTTTGGGAGAATAAACTCTATAGCCATGTACTCTAAGAGCTGTTTTTACAGCTTCTTCTCTTTGAATTTGGCTATCCTTAAAAAACGGTGATGCAAGATAAAAATCATATTCGTAAAAATCTACTTCGCTAAAAATATAATCAACAAAATCCTTAGGAGTGTTTCTAATTAGATTGAATTCGAATTTATTCTTTATTTCTGATTTTTCAAAATAATATTCGAATTCATTTACAAGAGAGTTTATTTTCTCATCAGGATATTTTAGAATCATTCTATCTTTATAGTTTTCTTCATTGTCAATTTTACAAAGAATAAGAACTGAATTAAGTTTACTGATAGCATTATCAATATAATCAATATTTACAGCGCTACAACTTCTAAATGTTCTACCGTAAGCATATTCAGAAAGATGAAGCCTATCAACTACAACGTTTACACCATTTTCAGAGAGATTCTGAAGAAATGTTAGAGTAGTATCAAGTCTGCTTTCAAGTCCAATGTGATTATGTTTGTTAATTCGATTAACGTCCTTAAAATAAACGAATCCTCGTTTCTCAAATTCCTTACAAAGAGTTGTCTTACCAGTTCTTTCAAGTCCTTCTACTACAACGATAAGTCCGTTCATAGTTACCTCCCTAAGTATTTATTGATTAGATCTTTGTGTGGTGAAAGTTTGTTAAAACAAATAAGAACATGGCCTGTATTACTATCGCCAATTATTACTTCTTCTTTGGTTACGTAGTAGATAGCTGAAGCTTCCTTGATTGCGTCTTCTTTGCAGCTAAATCTTCTACTTGGATAACCATGAGTCCGCCTGTAATAATTAGTTTCAACGTAATACATAACCATGTTCCTTTCTGTTTATAAATCTGATTGATTACTACATTTGATATTATACCACAAATAAAGCTAAATGTAAATAGGTTTTGTAAAATTTATCGAATTTCTTTGTTCTTCAGCCGTTCGCTGAGAATCTGCTGCTTTCTATTGATTTCATAAATAATATCATCAGCCTCCATGCCGGCAGCTAAAGTGAAGTTAATAAGGAAAATCCAAACATCTGCGATTTCTTCCAAGAATTCAGAAGCATCATATTCAGATTTTTCCCTCCACTTCTTCCAGTTCTTATTGATTGCCAAAGCTTCACCAAGTTCTGTGTAAATACCGAGAGCATATTCAGAAAGCATTTCATCATTACAATCAGGGAGATTTACGTTGTTCAGAACTTTCTGAAGCTTAATCTGATAATCAAACAAATCTCTTAGGGTGACCATAAAATCCTCCTTTGTTTAGCGAAGCTCCTGGACATGATATTTCTACCACATCCAGGAGTATTCTGATTGTTACTTAATCTTCGTCGTCCTCATCGTCGTCGTCTTCGTCATTCATAACAGATTCGTAAGCTGCTACGATGTCGTCCTTTTCGTAGTCAGTAATGATTGTCATGAACAGCTCGTCTTCGTCCTCAATACCTTTAAGCTCCTTCTTAGTCATACCAAGCTCGATAGCAATTTCCTTCAACTCATCTTCATCACAAGCTTCAAGGTCTTTCTGCCATTTCTTATCGTCTTTCTTTTCCTTTTTAGCTTTCTTAGGCTCTTCCTTCTTAGCTTTAGACTTAGATTTCTTAGGAGCTTCGTCCTCATCATCGTCGTCGTCCTTAGTGGAAGTACCAGGCATCGGGTAAGCTTTAAGCAAAATCTTCTCGATCTGCTTCTGATTTAGAGGTTTAACATTCTTCTGAGAGAACTTCATCTTCTCACCAGGAAGAACTGTCATAGAACTACCCATACCAGAGCCTTGCTTCTTAATGGTGTAATCACGATCCATGATAGTTCCGTATTCCTCATAGTATTCAATCAACGAGGGAATAGGAGAAATACCGTTAGCTTTGATGAACATAATGCGAACGGACTGAGATTCATAGTCCCAAACAGAAAGAGCGAAGTATGTCTGAAGCTTCATATCTTCAATGGAATTATCTTCACACAGAGGGCATTCATCTCCAAGACTAGCTCTACAAAGGGAACTGAATCCCTCATTCCAAGAACTATGAACATCGTACTCATAAGCTGTATCAAGTTCCTGCAGGAATCTAAACTTCTGCTTACTGTCTTTACCGAAGTAAACGATTTCCTTCTTGTTAGAACCAGATTCTTTGATTTTGTTTTTCATTACATCGAGAACAGACATGTTAGTAACCTCCAAAATTATCTATTTGTTTTCTGATTTGTTGTAGAGTTTTTGGTGTAACGTCTCCAAAGTCTTTACAGCCTTCGGGGTATTGAAGCCTTTTGACCTTAAAATCTAAAGTCTGTAAATATTCATATCCACGATTACCAGCGTCATCGTTATCTAAAGCACAGATTATTTTCTTTATGCCTTTCTTCTTAAGCTTTTCCATTTGAGGAACAGCTAATTTCCAACCAAGAATAGCAACAACAGAAGTAAAACCACATTGTTTAGCTTTAAGCATATCCATAAAGCCTTCTACCATTATTACTGTCTCACCAAAATAATCTCCTGCTAAAGTATCTCTACGCTTAAATCCTTTATTATATAAATATTTACGTTTAGCTTCTATTTCTTTGTTAGTAGTACGACATACATAACCTCTAAATATACCGTTATCTTTTATAGGGAAAATAACAGGATAATTAGAATCATATGTTAATTTACAACCTACTTCATTAAGAGTTTTATACTTAAAACCTCTATCATGTAAATATAGTTTATATTGTATATCTACTGTATCATTAACTAAATACCAATTAGTAATAGGTAAACCAAAATAATAATCTCTGCTGTTTATTATATTATTAGTTTTATCTATATCAGATATATTAGTATTATTATATATATTATTATATATATATACCCTTAATTTTTTTTGATCACTTGAATCTCTTAAATATCGATGAGCCAATATCATTTTCTCTATAGTAGATAGGTCTGGCTCATAAAAACTAATAAGTTCAAGTGTACTCCCATGAGCACCACAGCCGAAGCAGTAAAATCGCGATTCTTCAACATCTATCATCAGCGAAGCATTCTTATCATGGTGAAATGGGCAAATTGTCTTGTATTTAGTTTCTGAAATTTCTAATAGGTTGTAATGCTTGAGAGTCGCTATGAATTCGGCTTTACGTCTTGAAGCTGGGTTGCTCTGCAGTAAATCTGAATGCAACGGTTTTTGTTGTTTCTGCATCATAGTACCCCTCTAAGTCCTCCAAAGTAATTGTACCTTTTTCGTATGCTTTACTCAAAGCATTTTCATCGACTACGTAATTAAAATCTACGCTGTCCTTAAAAGTACTTGAAGGAATACCAGAAGCAGCTAATTGCTTCATAAACAGTTTAGGGTCATAGATTTTAGCATCTCGTTTAATAAACTGCTTAAGCATTTCTTTGGGAAGCTCATCTCTCATCTTCTTGGTGTTGTAATTAACTTTAGTTCTTTCCTGAACATAGCATGTAACGCCTTCAGATTTAAGCTTAGTTTCTCCAGAAGCTTTCATGAATTCTGTGATTTTATCCTTTTTCTGCTTGAGTAACAACTGAAGCCCAGCAATTTGGTTATTTAAGCTAACACAATCCTGAAGCAAATCGTCAATTGTTACTTGTTTCTGTTTAGCCATTTGTTTACTCCTTTTTCATCTTTAGTGCCAGATAAATACTATCAGGCCATCTGTTTCCCTTGCGTACCCATGCAATATCTTCACGCATTACACAGTAGCAAGAGCCGTTCCGTGTTTCGAGTACTACATCATACTCTTCATTTTTAGGACTGAGTTGCACCTCACTTTCGATTTTGACGATTTTAGCTGAGAGCATTTTACCTTTACAACGAAAAGCTACGATGTCTCCAACCGCCATGTTTTTAAGGAATTCTTGCTTTGTTGCCATTTTTAACTCCTTTCTGGGTTTTTGCAGCTCTATTTCTGAACTACAACCCAATTATAATACTTTTTATGTAGTTTGTAAACCCTTTTTGAGTAATTTTCTTAAACAAATTTTGAACTTCATCAGAAAAGCAAGAATGACTTCTGAGGCAATCTTAGGTTTAGGGTATATAATTTAACCTTTATTACCTAAAAATGTCTCAGAAGTCAACGTAGCTTCTCTGGATATTATTTAAGGGACTCATAAAGGTTTGTAAGTGAAATAACCAATGAATCGTATTTTTGCTTATAAGCGTCTCTTTCTTTTACTATTTCATCGTATTTAGCTTTAGGAACCGTGTCTGTTACATCTGCTTCAGGATTTACATAATTTACTGAATACCATTCACAAACACCTTTACACAGAGCTTCGGCTATTTCTTTTTTATTATTAACCAACCAATCAGCATCTTCATGGTTATCATGGAAAGCGAGCTCTGGATAAACAGAAAGCATGGGAGTCTGACCGATTTCATAGAAGTCTGATCGTTCGTAGACTGGATTGGTTCGATTTGATTTATTGGGATATATTGCCATGAGCTGCTTATAAACTATTTTGCAAGCCCTATCAGATATTCCGCCTTCTTTACCATATCTGAGGACACATGGCCCTTTGGCTGTTCCTTCTTTTAGTGTAGCTGTAGCAGCGTTTGTGTGAATCGGCATATAATAGTTAGCTTTCCAAGCAATACCTTCAGCTACTCTAACTTGCATTGTATCATTTGGTGAAGCTATTTTAACTTCGAAACCACAACGAACCAAAGCATTTTTAGTGTATTCAGCTATTTCACAGCAAACGTCATGTTCATAAACACCAGGATAACCATAATAAGGTGAGTGTGGATTGGGTCGCCTTTCAGGGCTCAGATAAATTCTGATTGCCATCTATTATCACTCCTCGTGTTTGTACTCCTGAACCTTCTGCATGCCAGTTGTTACACCATCATATACACCGTTCGAAGCAAGTGCTACGATAACAGCGTTTACGAAGCAGAGAATAACAGTTTCAGGATTAACAGCTTCACCAGAATGACTGAAGCAAAGAGCACCAAGAAGGACCAGAACAGAGATTACATAAGAAATAATCTGATTGTTGATATTCTTCATAAAGCTGAACTGCTTAATAAACTGAGTGATAAGTGTTACCATAGTAACAGCACCAGCGTAAGTACCAAGAGTAGTCCAAGTTACGAATTCATCCATAGTAAATACCTCCATTATTTAATGAGACTATTTGTAATAATTGCTGCAAAAACCATAGCAGCAAGTGATGAAACAATGGTAGTCAGAGCTGTTTTAAGAACTGTTTCCCATCTGTCACCAGGCTTCTTTTCTAAAGTCTGAAGTCGAGTACCTTGATTAGCGAGTTCTTCTTTCATAGAAGCCATATTCTCGGCTAATCGCTCTACGCTTGAAGCAAGTTCTTTGCAAACTTCTAAGCTGTTTTCAGCCGAAGTAATACGATTATTTTGCCTTTTATTTTCTTCTTCCATGCGTTTTACGAATTCATTATGCTCGGCTCTTGTAATGAAATCATCCATTCATTATACCTCACCCGCATAAGTAGTTTCCACCAACATGGTAAGCTCGCTATACTCTTCGTCTGTAATGCGATTCATAGCATAGAATACATCAAGCTTGTTCTGAGCCTCTTCAGCAGTCTTGTAGAACTTCTTCTCAATCAGCTTTTTCATCATCTTATACATTTTCAATTACCTCCACGTCTTCATTATATTGTTCTTCTACTGCATCAGCTATAATCTGCAGTAGTTCGTTCACTTCAGCCTCCTGCTTAGCTTTTACTTCTTTGGCTTTTTCTGTGTAATAACCCATTAAGTCACCCCCATTATATTAAGTGCGTTAAGCATATCAGCTGTGTAAGATACCCCATCAAGCGTTTTCCACTTGTTATCAGATGCATCATACAGATACGCTGTTTTTACTTCGGCATAATTTTGCGAATTCCCGAGGTAAGCATTGATTGGATAGAGTTTGCATTTCAAATTCTTCTCGTTGATCGCAATCCACCGCTTCTTTGCAGAGTAAAAGTCGTGTTGGATAAGAAGATTATTTTGTGTGAGTGGAGATTTTATTGTGAACTTGTATATAGCTTTTTGATTTCCGCCAAATACATAAGCGTCTGTACCATTAATTGCGCCATAACTCCATACCATATCAGCAGGCACTTCAACACTAAGTTTGGTGATGGTCTCTGTTTCACAATCGAAACGATAAATATATTTGGAGTATCCACTCGATGTAACCCCGGCGAAAAGATATACATATTGTCCAAATTGACAAACGGATAAACCAGAAGTCCCAACACTCAAATTTACTTCATTAATTCGAGTCGCTTTGTTTGTTGATGGATCATACCTAAAAATGTAGGTATAGTATGCGCTCCCATAGTTTCCGCCAAAAGTGTAAATATACTGTTTCCACGATGCAGCAGCGACTTTGTTTTTTTGAAGGTCAATGTTATTGCCAACAGAGACAACAGTTTCTGTGTCCAAGTCGAGATACGCAATATAATTGTTTACAGAACCGCTTGAATTGTACCCGCCAAAATAATATATCTTGTTATCATACAAGCACCCACCAAGGCCTCGTAAAAAGTAAGCAGCTACATTCCCCATCAAAGCGACTTGTTTTACTTCGTGAGTAGATGGCGTGTATTTATAAATTGTGTTAAGTCCTTGCATCAGAGATCCAGTTGCGTTCCACCCTTGCCCACCAAATATATAGAGAGAACCGTTGGCGACAACAGAAAGCGAATTTTTAAACCTTGATGGGAGAACGTCGCCGGTGTCAGACAGTATTTTTGTTTCAGGGTCGTAAACATAGATATTGCCCAACGAACTTCCGCCCGAAGAGCTATCACTAAACCCAGCAGTAATATATAATTTTCCATTTATTACGCCGCCACTCGCTTCCGACAATGCTTGCGCATAGTTTGCGTCCAGAGTGATAACCTCATCGCCAAAAGGTACTACAATGTCAATGTCAATGTTACTCGGCTTACTCGCCAAAGGCACCCACAGCTTGCTTGTATCTGTCGGGGGTGTGGAGCCAAAGTCAATATTGAGGTCAGCTCCTCCACCGCCCAGCGTAATAGGATTACCTAATATACTCATAATTCACCCTTTCCGGGGTGATGTATTAGGTCACCCCTAAGATATTTAGTGCGTTCTGCATATCTGCTACATAGCTCTCGCCGGAGAGGGATTTCCAAGACTGGGAAGCTGTGTCATACAGATAGGCATTGGTTAATTGTGCTATGTTGTTACTGTCACCGAGGTAGGCGTTGATTACTTTTACCTTGAGGTCGGTGTCTTTGGATTTGAGAGCAGACCAGAGGCCGTCAAAGCCATAGTCCTCCTGCAACAGCAAATGATTGCTTTGCAGGTCAGACTGTGCAGTAAAACTCCGAATAGCATTTGTGATCGGTGACAATTGATAAGACGGGCTACCGCCAAGGATATAGATTTTGTTTCCAGAAATACCGTAAGCAACGCCAAAAGCATAAGTATTAAAATTGTCTGATAACTGTTCATATGTTTTTGTAACAGTATCTATTTTTAACGACGGAGCAGTAACGGAAGTAGTTGGCGTGCCGCCGAGAACATAAATGTAGCGATTATCAAAGCAAGCAACGACCGGAGCGTAATAGTTACCAGGAAGTTGTAAAAATTCTTCTTGAGATTGAGATTGTAAATTGACCTTAAAAACCTTTGAATTTGAATTTACGCTGCTAGAATTACAGCCAACGATGTAAAGGTCATCTCCCACGAATATAGCAGAGGAGTGAGAAGCGAATGCCTTAAAGGTAGAAAACGCTTTCTCAACAGCATTCGTAGAAATATCAAGTGAGTAAATTGCAGCAGAAGAAGTTGCAGACCCAGCATTTCCTCCACCAAAATATATTTTCCCATCTTTATATGTGCTGAACATTGCAATTCTGGCAGTTCCAACGACAGTGCCACTAAGTTTAATTACTTCGGGGGCTGCTTCGGTAGAAGTGTCAAATACATCTATATAGTTGTATGTACTATTTGTTGCCGTCAAGCCGCCAAAAGAATATATTTTTGTCCCAACTGAAACAGATGTACTTTCTGACTTCGCACTAACATTCGATATAGCAATTTGCCCAGTCTGCTTCGTGCTAAAATCATACCAAAACACTTTGCTCTGTTTATTCAACCCTCCAAAAACACCACAGAATTGATAAATTTTTGTACCCACAATATTATTTTGTTGTGCTTCTGCTGCCAAATTACCACTAAACGAACCTTGTTCCGTCGAAAACACTTCGCTACCGAAACTGATTACCGGGCTGCACTCCACGTTGTCCGGCTTCCCCGAGAGCGGCACCCACAATTTAGAAGTGTCTGTCGGAGGAGTCTGGCCATAATCTATATTTAGCTTAGTGCCCCCCCCTCCGAGGGTTATAGGATTGCCAATAATTGTACTCATCTGTTTAATTCCTCCTTAATACAAGAGTGTTTTGGTAACTTGAACTGACATTGTAGTAGTAGGTTTAGCTCCAGCACAATATACATAAACCGTTCCATCTTCGTTTATAGCTACTATAGCCGTTACTCCATCATTCTGAAGTTGAACTAACTGATCAATTTCAAACTGTAAATCAAATTTAGCATTTGTTTCTTGACCGCTAAATAGTGCCATTCTGAAATAATTACCGTAAGCAGTAAACGAAGCTGGAAGTAACGGCCTTGTATATTTTAAGATTTTAGGCTCATAAGCAGCTGTGCCTGATATTTTTGTGCCATCAGCTGCATAAGCTTCAACACCTTCTACTAATGTCTCAGGAGTTACCGTGCTATCTGTAATATCGATTAGTGTAGTACCAGAGTATACTACTTTATTTATTGCCATCTAATCACCTCCTTATTGAGGTTAGCCAATGGTAACTGTCTGACCGCCAGCTGTATTATCTGTAACAGCGTAAGGAATGGGATTAACAACTACAGAAGCAAGATAGTCATAGCCTTCATCCTGAGTAACTGTAAAACCGTCCTTTGTAGGAGTAACTGTCTTAGTCTCGCCTTTTGTAAGCTCACCAGCATAAGTACCTGTAACACCGAGGATTGATACGCCGTCTTTAATATTAGAACCAATCAGCTTAGCGGCTTCTGTAGCATCGATGCCAACTGAACCAGCGCCATCATGATAACCCGCAGGAATCATATAAGGCTGTGACTTATCTGCAATGTAACCTTCAACTGCTCCGTTATTGGGCATTGAACCTGTTACTTTAGAACCTTTAACATAAGCAGTCTTCGTTTTAAGAATCTCAGCGGCAGTAGCAGTAGCATCCTGAGTGTCGGCATCAAATGTGCTTGAACCAGAAATAGGAGCGCCGGTCTTATCGTGTGCTGTAAAACCTTTGAGCAATTTGTCTGCTGTAATTGTGTCGTTTGTGAGATCAATCAGGGTTTCGCCGAAATATACTACTTTTGAAACATGCTTGGTATCAGGCATTTTATTATCCTCCTATAGTTGTTGTTAATCCTCCAGCAGGGTTTGTTACTTGAGCGTATTGTATTTCATCGACTACAAAATCTTCTCTCATAACTTTATTTGCCGTTGGATATGTTTGAGCAAATTTATTTGGAATCGAGATATAAGGACCATCATAATATTCAAGGTCTACTAAGTTCTCAATATTAAGTTTAGCTGATAAAACTCTCGACTCCTCAATAAATTTCATGTACAATGTTTTGGGTTTGGGAATCAATTTACAGTTTAGTGTCAATTCAATTCACCGTCCTCCAAAATACAGAGCGGGTCAACTGAGAAAATATCTGTTGCATATGTTTCGCCAGCAACCTTTGCTCTGATTTGAGTATCAACATCGATTCCAACTGTAAACATTAAAGTTTGTTCAGGAGTAAAATGAACGATAATTTTATTATCTTCTGTTGTTACTTGTTCTGAACTTTCATCAAGCACGAATAGAATATTAGATGACTGAGAAAAAGCTATTCTAAAAGCTTGAAGGTTTGAAGCTGGAATATCAAGCTGATATATAAGTTTTGGTGTAGTACCTCTACGAATACCCATAAGCTACACCTCCTTATGTAGTAAACTTTTCGATAGTGTACTGAATATTGAAATCAAAGTTAGGAGCTTCGTCTGCCTGAACGAACAGTGTAACTGTTCCATTAGTATTTGAAGCATAAATACCATAAACAGAATTGTCCAGGAACTTCTTGATTACTGTATAATCAATTTGTACATTAACCAAAGAATCAGATGAGACACCGGCTATATTGATTACCTTACTGAATGTTTCTCCTGCCACTACTGTAGTCCAGCCGTCTCCTGTAACTGTAGTAGTTCCATACGAAGGGAATACCTGGTCAGTATGCTTTACCCAAATCTGAAGGTAAGCAATGCTATTATTAACCAGAAATAGCATAGGAAGCGGATTGGCTACGTTAGCTGTAAAATCTCCAGCTTTAAGGTTGTCTGTTGAGTTAACCTTAATAGGAATAGCTGTTCCACCGTTGATGCTTACCTTTTGATTGTCAGCAGGTGAAGCTGTGATTGAAGCAAATATGCCATACATCATTGTAGGCAAAGTCTGAGTTGATGAAAGCGCATCTGCAATTGTCAAGTTCCATGTTCCGTCGTCTGCAACTGAGAAGCTAGCGTGATATGTTGACTTCAGATTCTGAAACATACCGAGAGCAATATCTGAGGGTTTGCTATCATCAGCATCGGGACCGTTATTGATTGTAACGATTTGACCAATAGCATTAGCCACTGCTCCTGCCTGCTTCAAAGCTTTATTAACTAATTCAGAGCTTGCCGTTGAACCTTTTGTATTACCATTCAATCGCTCTGAACTCGCCTGATAAGCTGCATCAGTGAGGATATTCTGATTATTTGGATTAAACGGTAACAGTTTATTTTGACCCATATGAACACCTCCTTATTACAGCCATACGGAATTATCCCAGCCTTTATAATATTGCTCGTCTTTATCCCAAGCAAAGAACGGTTTTTCAAACAGCGTATAAGTAACTTTAATACCAGCAGGTTTTGGAGTAATATAACCAAGAATGAACAATTCAGATATTTGGTCATCGAAATCAGGCGACATAAGCAACATCTGATATGATCCATTTTGATTATCCACTAACCAAATCAATGCGTTAGGAAGGAGTTCTTGTGTCATTTTATAAATGCCTTCGATTGTTCCATCCCAATGGTATTGAAGTACTCTAGCTTTAAGAACCAACCTGTAAAGGTCGTCTGTTAATACATCAGGTAGAACATCACTATCGATAGGAAGTTCCCTTGTTATATTAAGATATTGACCTACTATATCGAGCTGAGAACCTGTAGCTGTATCAAGTTTGAAATAGTCCCACAAATGTTCAAGTATTGAAGTTGAAGCATAATCCTTTTCCAATATCTTACGAGTCATTGTGGTAAACTTGGGATTGTTGTAGTATTCTGAAGTGATTAGGTCTATATATTTCTGAACTTCAATAGCCATTTAATCACCTCACTGAGTTACTGTTATCAAGATTTTATCATTATCTGTCTTATGATACTCATTAAATGCACATGTAATATCATTTGTTGAATACGTAGTTCCATCAGTTGACATCTGAACTGACGTAATAGCGAATGTTGGATTATTCAGAGCTGACTGAGCCGAAAGGATAACACCCCAGATAGAAGAATTATAAATAGCATCACCAATCTGAAGCGTATCCAGATATTCATTCAGCTTTTCCTTGATTGTATTAAGAATCTCGGGATTATATCCAGCCAACTGCTTAAGCGAAATCTTAAAATATACCGGAGTATCTGTTGGACGATAGAACTTAATAGTATTCTGATTGCCATAGATTGAAGTAACATCAACTGAAGTAGTACCGTAAGTACCAACACCGGGTGTTTTCTTCATATAAATCTGAGTAGCAATATCCTCATCAGAGCCACCATCAACTACCATACAGATAGAATGTGGAGGAATACCATTAGAATCAGCTACGTCCTGGTCGTTTTCATAGCCAACAACTCGTGTTACTCCTGTTATATTATTCAATGTTGAAATCATACCTTCAAGAATCGAATAAGCAGGAGCAAACGAAGCATTGAACATTCTAGCCCTAAGTGAAGCATCTGATTCTGTATCAACACCAGGGGTAGAAGGCGAGTTATTTGTTACTGAAAGCCAACCATAAACAGGAGTGTCAATATTTGTGATAGTATTAGCAGCTGAAAGGATTCTACCATATTCCTCTGATTCACACTGAACTGTAATAGCACCAGTATCAGGAATAGTTGTCCCATCAGGAATAACCCATTTATTAGCCGAGCTATCAGAAGCAATGCAATGATTAAGAATCGTTCCACTTTCACCTGTGATTGTAAGTTCTACATTTGATTTTGTAGCCGGAATTCGATATACACCAAACAGAGGAGAAAGTGAATCCAAAGCTACACCAACAGCATAAGCAGGAGACCTGCTTGAGTATGCCATCTGAAGTGCCAGATATGTATCATAAATGAACCTCGCATGGATTGAAAGCTGCTGATAGTCCATTGAATCATTCTCAAGATAAATATCTGAACCAAAAATGGTTTTCATATCATCTACAAGCTGTTCCAATATTGAAGCATATGTAGGAATATGAAGTCCTGCATCATCAATATATGGAGCAGTATATGCATCAGCCAACCTCAACACCTCCTTCTATTTGTCCATAAATTGTATCTACTCTGTAGCTTAAGTACAGCTTTCGACCAATAACATTTGTTTTAGCTTCAGAAACATCTGTAACACCATCAACCTGACGAATACGATCAATCATCAGTCTATTTGAAGCTAACTTCACTGTTTCGGTATCATAAGCTCCAAGAATAGATTGAAACATTGGAATGCCATCATCTATCTGTTCCCACCATTCACCATAAAACAACAATATCTTTGTTTTGATAGCTTGAGCAATGGCGTTTTTATCATAAATAAAATCTGAAAGGCCAGAACCAAAGGAATAATCACCTTTACTATCAAGTTTTCGATATTTCATGTTATCACCCCACTTGTCTCGCCGCCGCCTTCAGGAGCTGTATGCTTATGTTCCTTAAACTCAATATCATCAACTGTAAGTTTACCTTTGATTTCTACGCCTTCCGATGTAAGCTGTAATGATGAACTTCCAACCTTAGCTGTGATGTTGTTTCCTTTTATCACCAGAGAAGCACCAGTACCATTCAGAATGTTTATTGAACCATCCTTGAGTATTTCTATACCTTTACCTTTGGGACCTCTTAGAGTTAATCCTTGCGGTCCTGGTAAAGTATTGGGAATGGACTTTGGACCAAATATAGCAATAGCGTCTGTTAAATCATGCCTTCTATATTCAACAGGATTCTGAATACCACCATATAGCCACCAGTTGTCAAATGATTGGTCTGAAATAACGGCTAAGCATTCATCGCCGATGTTAATTGGAAATGTTATCGAATAACCACCAGCAGAAGGCCAACAAATAGGAACATTAGGAATAATGGGAAGGTTTACGTAACTGGCTTTGTTTGAGCTTGATAGCAGTTTTTCTCTGATTACTGGCTGAATGTTAACTGTGCCATTTTCATTAACTGAAGTAACCTTAGCGGGAAATGAAACCTTCAACTTGAACATTATTGAGCGTTCCTTTTTAGCTTGAGTCTCCTCTTCAGTCGGAACTAAGTCTGTAATTCTAACAGCCATATTTTATACCCCATAGTCGATATAGCTCTGCAAGTAACCGGGAAGTTCACCAGCTTGTGCAACACTATCGATTTCCATATACCAGTCCTGACCTCTGGTATCTCCTATATATGTTATAGCATATACTCGATATAGTCCTTCAGTATCAAGCTTATAAAATGTTTCTGTAAGGTTTTCATCTAACTTCCTTTGTGCTGCAATCACTTTTGAATTATCAAGCTTATAAAGTGAAGCCAACCGAATATTCGGATTAAGTAAGCATTTGCATCTTACGCCATACTGAAATTGTTCAGGTACACCAATCAAACCAGAGTCAGGACCTAATTCAATAACTGTATCAGATGGGACTGAAGCAGCAGCCACGATATTAGCTTTACCGTCATCACAGTAGAATGTAGCGTTACCCGAGCGAGCTATTTGATTCATATATTCCTTTGCCATACCAAATAGAGCTTTTCCTCTTGGGTATGAAACGTCAGGAACTTGAATTTGGCCAAGATTTATCGTCTCTGTCGTAGCTTTAGTGCAGTTATAAACAACCTGTCGCATAGTAGCATAATTTGTAAGAGACAGATTAACAACAGCTTCGTCCAAATATCTCGAGCTATCCAAACAAACAAACTTAAGATAATAATCTGTACCGTTCTCCTTGCCCCTTATTGCTTGAAATACGAAACCATCAAATATCGTCCCATATTGTCCAGTAACATATCCAGCTTCAACTACTACGCGCCTTGCAGTAGTCATCATCTGCGATTCTGTTTGTGCAGACAAATTATAAACTGTGACGATACTATAATTTACTTCTGCATATGCTGTCTTCTTTATTTCAAATGTGCATCTAAGATTAGATACATCAAGCGAATTATTGTGCGAGTCGGCAATCAATACTCTATATTTTCTGCCATAAAGTATATCCCCATAAACCGGGTCTCCAATTACTTTATACAGTGGAGAATTTACGATTGTATCAATGAAGCTTTGATCGAGTGAACCTGTTGTTCCATCGTTTCCGCCTCGAATATCCGAGTCATAAGAACTTCCATCTGTATAGCTATTATGCTCAGGATACGTTATAGCTCCGCCACCAGTAAATACTTTATGAAGCAAATCGTACGAATTAATTCCTAAGTAATTAGCTGGATTTATCAAATCTCTGTGATAATAAAAAGTATGCGAAGCATGGACCTCAAAATGAAGGTGCGGACCTGTTACGTTACCCGTAGCGCCTTGAATACCAAGAGCTGTTCCAGCCCCAACCTTATCTCCAGCTTTTACTAAGATTGAACTCATATGAGCATAAATGCAACCATAACCATCGTCATTTTGTACCCATACATGATTTCCAAAACCTTTATTGGAACGTTTTACCCAACCAACTGTGCCTTCAGTAACCGATACGATCGTTTTATCACCTTGAGAAGCGAAGTCAATTCCTTCGTGCCCATTATTTGCCCACAGCTCTTGGTTTGAAGCACCAAAAATAGCCGTTACTTTGAATTTACCTGTAAAGGGAAAAGTCATCATGAGGCTGTATCACTCCAAACTAATTCAAAATCTGTACCAAAATTTGTATCATCAGGCATCGAGGAATTGACTGAACCAACATTAACCACATATAGTGCACCAATATGCTTATAAGAAAATAGTTTTACCAAATCTGCATATTCACCATATGTTTCTATCATATTCAAATTACTGATAATGCAATCTAAAGTGTCAGCGTCATATATCGAAAGCATCCAGTATTTAGCTATCGAGTTATATGTAAACTGAAGCTTAAAATAAAGGTTTTCGTCTCCAACTGGAACATTTATATTAAATGTGTTATTGGGAAGTGTTGTAACGGGAATCTTATAAAGCATCTAAACACCTCCTTAATTAACGAACAAAGAAGCAGCTCTTCTTCCTACATCGCTTACTCCTCTTTTAACTTGATTTGTAACAGCTTGAGTAGTTTTCTTGCCAGCAGGAGTAGGTTGAAGGATTCCTGTAGGAGTACTTGAAGTAGCTTGCGGATAAGCACTGATTTTAACTGTCTTAAGTCTCGCTACAGGAATTTCAACCAATGTTACAGTGGCTGATAAACCATGAACTGTGTCTGCGTCATCATGAGCTTCAATACTCTTAATAAGCATATTATCATATTGAGCTAAACGAGTAAGAACAGTAACGGGAGTTCTTGCATTCTGCAGTGCTATCAAAGCTTCATAAGCACCAACCGAACGACTTTCAGCGTTGTTGAACGAATCAGACGAAGTAGCTGTGAGTACATCAGACATCATAACTTCAACAACCAATGTCTTGGGTTTAACATATGAATGGTCTGAAATGTTAGCACCTGTTTCTACCTGATGTGATGTGATTTCCAGTTCACTATTGTGACTGAACGAAACATAGCAATCAAAGAATAAACCACCGATATTCGTTTTTGTATAAATAACAGCGTTATTGTTTGCCATGTTAATCACCTACCAATGCATTATTATCGGCTGAACGGATAGCAGCTCTATAAACTTCATTACCAACAGCAGCAGGCTCTTTAGCACCATTGATGTTGAATGTATTATTAACTGTTGTATTCTTATTACTTGTTTGATTTGTAGTTGTTCCTCCAGAAATACCTTGAGCGAACTTTTTAGCATTTCTATATGTTGAATTAGTATTTAGCGCTGCGTCAACCAAAGGAGTATCTGAAGAAATATCTGAACCAAGATATTTATTGATTCTAGCCGAACCTCTCTCAAACGACTTCCTCGTATTTTCATAGCTTTCTTCAAAAGCTTCTACAAAATTCTGACCTTTAAGCAAAGCTATAACGAATTTAACTGAATCAACTATGCCATTTATAATTGTCGCGATAGCGTCAAGAACCGTAGCTATAGTATCGAATACGAGAGCTAAATCATTTAGGTCTCCATCAAGTCCAAGAATATCATTTAGCAAATCAAATATCGTTTCGAGAGCATTTCCTATTGATTCAACGACGCCTTTTACTGAATCAAATACATCTGATTGTTCTCCAACCTCCATTATTTTTGTTCCTACTTTAGTAAGCCAAGTAAGTGTATCGATAATGATACGAAGGAATGGAGCGATGAATTCTGCGAGCTTCTTTGTATTAGGCTGAATATTCTCTTCAAGGTAAGTATTTATATCTCTTAGTCCTTGCTTCAAATCATCAACTTCAACGCCAAGTTGCTCGCCTAAGAAATAAACAAACCAATCTCCTGCGTACTGAAGAATGATTTTGAATTTATTTATTTCATGCTGTATATCTCTAATACTAACTAAAGTATCTTGTAAACCTTGAGGAGCTTCCAGACGTTGGGATAAAGCATAAATATCCTTGAATCTAGCGTACTCCTCATTTGTCATGAGAAACAAATCTTCGAAGCTTGTAGCGTCTTTCCCTAACGCCTCCATTGTCCTCATGTAAGCTCTGGCTGTTCTTTCTGATGAAGCTGTAGCACGAGCAAATCGTTCTACTGTTATATCAGTTTGAGCCATAGCAGTTGACATATCGAAAATCGTTTTCGTTACCTGCCAACTTATTTTTATAAATGCTGAAGCAGCTTTTAACAGAAGACTACCAGCATCCATACTAAGAAGCTTAGACGTGTCTCTGAACTGTGAAATCTGGCTCAATGCTGAGTTAAATGAAGCTTTATCAACTTGCCAACCTATTGATACCAGATATTCTTCCAAGCTCTGAGGATTCAACATCTATCACCTCCTATCTTTCGCCTCTTGCATCATTATCTCTTCATTCTTAGCTTCCAACAATATCAATTCAACTATGTTCCACCAGTCATCGAAGGTGTATGTACCATCCCATAACTCGTGTTGCTGCCATAACCCTTTCGTGACTGGTAGGAACAATAGTTGGTCAACATTACTGGAGGTAATGCGATTGCTTTTTACTGCTCCGCTTTGGGTTCCATCAGTGAGCCAAGGGAGCTTACGTCGAAAAAATCTCTGAAATTAAAAGCGACTGCAGCAATCAAAAGCTTAAGTGCCAACTGGCTATCAAAACCTGTGATACCATATGTTCCGTTGTTATTGATTACTTGAGCTGTACCTGCAGGGAGGACTTCACCACAACAGCTTAGAATATCCTTCTGGAGCTCAATAAATTCAGCCTTATTCATTATGGGCTTATTAGGTTGAGTTCCTCCTGGAACATCCTGGCTGATCTGGGTGAATCCTGAGGGCATTGTGTACATCAACAGTTGAGCTACAATATAGTTACCAAGAAGCGGATCGTACTTCTTAATAATAAATTGTCTGCCATCAATCTCAAGAAGTTTTTCTGTTTCTCTTTTTGTGTTAATATTTGCATTCATTTATTTATACCTCTATTCTAATTATTACTGAAGCTCAATGCTCGCAGCCATCATATTCCAGGCCTTTGTGGTACCCTGAGCGCCATATGTTACATCAGCCATCTTCTGGGGTGAAACTCCTGTGCATACCCATTTCTCACCAGTTGAATTGCTCTCAATAGAAATCTGAGTCTGAGCAAATACAGCAGGAACAGCTGTTTCAACATACTTAACCAAACGAGCCATGAAATCATTGGCGTCAGAAGCCTGGAGAACATTGATTGCTACTGTACCATTCTTCTTTACTGATTTACTAATCAGCACTGAGAGGTCAGCAGAAATCTCATGAGAAGTTTCATCATTGGAACGAGAAATTGTAATGTCACCGAGACCTGCACCATACATAGTGTATTGACCTACATCAGGATGGGAGATTGTAACGATAGTATTCTCGAAGCTATAAGTTCTAACCATTTATTACACCTCCTTATCGATTCACGAATACCGAAATACTGATATACTCGATTGCACCAGCCAGTTTAACACAGCAAACGATGGGAGGTGTAATTCTCTGAGTTCTTTCTGAAGCGGAAAGTGTATCAACAGAATCACTGAAGATGATATAACCATTGGGAAGAGCGTCGCCTGTAGCAAGTGTTCTAACAGGAGCAGCATTCCAAATACCAGAAGCAATGTAACCCATGTTCTTAATCTGCTCAAAGGAGTAAGCAATCTGATTTGTAATAACAGCCACACCATCGTCAGTCATGGGAATTACTCGATTGTTGATAAGAGCATTTACCACATTCTGCTCAATGTAGCTGCGAATCAACTGGATTGCATAATACTCATCGAAGTGATAGCCACTGGACATCAGGGAGGATGTGATGAAATCATACTTATTGCCATAATTAGCATAAGCGTTACCACAGTAACCCTTGAGGTTCTGAAGCTGCACCGAAGAAATATTCTCAGATTTCACGCCAACCAGAGACTTATAGGCCAAATCAAAAGCAGAGTTAGCATCACCGGAAGCAAGACCACAAATCCGACCCAAAACAGCCGCAGAAACTTCATAACCACTCGCATCATTCGCCTCCGTATAGTAGAAGCCCAACATGTTCTTATAACCAGCAGTTTTCAGCGTCTTAAAGATATTACTAACAGCACCACCATCAGTGACCAAATCATTGGCATCTTTATCCTGGAATACGAAGTAAGCAGGTACCTCTACACTCTCAAGATAAATTGCCAGGTTCTGAAGTTCCTGAGTAGTATATTCACCAGTTGACATTGCACCGAACCAGGTATTGTCAGACTTACGGCAAGCTGTAATTGCCTGTACCAGAGTCTCAGAACCTGTCTTATTCTGGAAACCAATAACTACCTTTGCAGGGCTGGGAGACTGAGCGAAATAAAGCGAAGCAGCTTTATATTCAGCTGAATCAGTTCCAAAGCCTGCAGATGACATTGCAGCCAGACTTGTGTATGTAGCTGTGCGGTTATTGGCATTCAGAACAGCTGAGCTACCAAGAATAAGGCCTACATTAAAATCAGATACTGTAGCAATGCCCTGGTCAACCTGAACAGTAACATTAACAATATCCTTAATGGAAATCGCCATATTAAATATCCTCCTCCATTGTAAGATTGAGTTTCTTGAATGTATCTATATCATAAACGACCTGAGTAGTCGAATAAATCTGATATTCCAAATCATACCTATTCCACCACTGGCCGTTGTAATGTTCGGGAACTCGTGTGATACCGGAACCAGCACCGGGAATTGTATAAAGGTTTTTGTTTGCCAGAGTTGTTTTAATATCTGTAGCATACCAACGAAGCTGCATCCTTCTTGCTGTTTCTCCGGCATCTGGGCCATAAATGATAAAATGGACCGCAAAGGTGTCAGTATTCTGGATTGCTCGCTGATAACTAACCTCTTCACCAGTCCTTATTTGTTCTTGATACCTATTTACGTATTTTGATATTGTGTCGTCAACCGGCAATACATAGCAATAAATGAAATTATCATTGATACCGTTTGCCGGATTACCTTGCTGCTCATAAGCTACGATTACCTGATTTTCATCATAACCAGAAATCGTTGTAGCAATTTGAGCACACAATGTTTCAATATCTTCTATTGGAAGGATTATTTCATTCATGTTGCCTTCATCCTTTCACAAATAGAATGATAAAAACCGTTCTTACCGTAGTTTTTAACCGAAGTTATTTTATATTCATGACCCTCGAAATAAACGATGTCCGAGATGTTTTTGTACATATTATATTCACCAGTCGTATAAAGCTCCTTGTTGGTGAATACGTTTATACTTTCTTCGTCTCTCTCGAATTGAGGGTCATTTGTTAGTGTTTTAGGATTATTTATAGTGATAACTGCTGCACACTTAAATTCAGAAGGAGTATCTACAAAGCGATGATTTACTACATTGGCAACTCTACGTTTAACTGTAATTACCTGAGAAAAATCAGGGTCAGTAATAAGTTCGCCGATATAAATCATCTTCCTGTTCCTCTCTTTCTGATTACATAAGTTATTGATTTCCGAAGCTCACCAGTATCAATCAAGGGTCTATCACTACCTTTTCTAGCGATTGTTGCTGGTGAATTTGGAGCCCATCCATTTTCGGGATTTACGAACCATTTTCTACAAACGTTTTGAGCTTTCATACCTAAACGTTCCATATCTTCAAGTGAACCTTGAAAATCACCTTGCACAGCAGTTTTTAATACCTTTAAGCGATAACGTTTTATTTCGTTATCAGAATTCTTTAATGCCGGTTTAATAACAGGTCTGGGAGGGATATTCCTTATTGGTGAGCCATTTGTGTGGATAAATAGCAATTCGGCATTTGTTACATCTTCGCCTTCTCTTGTTGATGTTTCCTGAGGAATACCAACCAGAACATCGTGTGAAACAAGGAATTCATATGCCTTTTTTGCCATGTAAACGTTACTCATTTTCTGAGTAAACTTTACCATATCATCCATTAACCCACATCCCTACGCCACGATACATCTTTGAGTATGTAGCAAGCTGCTGACCGTAGATTGTATATTTGAATGTTCCATAGCCTTTAAGGTCTTCTGATACACCTTGATAATCGTAAGAAATACTAAGCGCATCA